TTTGCTTGTAGGGCTTGTTGAGCAAGCTCATGGCCAGAGTTTTCATGTCCACGCAACTGAAACTCAACACACTCTTGCCTGTGAATTTCACCAAATACCAATACACAAAGGTGAAATCAAATCCTGTAGGTGCAGCCACAGCCACAGGTGCGCCTGGCAGGCTTTGCACCCATTTTGTGAAATCCATCATGGCCAGGTCAGGCGCCTGAGTATCCACTCGTGTGATGTCATAATAGGATTGATTGTCACACCAGAATTTCATGGTATCTGGATGTTGCTCAGCACCTGGCAGCAGATCAAAATTCGCATACCAGGTGTTGATTTCTGTACCTGTGGGGTCAAAAAGCTGCTGCGCCCAAACTGAGCATGCTGTACACGCCAGGAATGGGGCCATCCGTTTCGATATCCAGACTGATATTAATTTCCTGTTTCATACCAGCCACTATAAACAAACCCCATGTAATGTCAACTAGCTGTTGGCGACATAATCCAGATTTATGGATGCTTGGGGGATGGTGAGAAACCAATGCAACATATCATATTCATTGGCAAATTCAATCAACATTTTGTTGGGCTTGCCAGAAAGATCTCTTTGCAATTGAAAACAAACCCCGTCATATAGATCTGCAAGTTTGCTTTCTAGCACAGCAACTTTGAGCTCTATAAGACGGTCCTGGCTGTTGAGAATCAATTCCGCGGCATAAGTCACCAGATATTTAGTGACAGTTACATGTCATTCTTGATGAAGCTTTGTGCAAACTGCTGGCAGTAGTAGTCTAGGTTTTCTTTGAGATGGTCGATTCCTTTAGGACTGTGAATTGCACTCGTCTTGAAAAGTGTGTTGAGAACCACATCGGGCAGATTGGTTTCGATCATTTGATCCACCTTTTCCCGCTGTTCTGGATTCATATTTTTGCTGGCCGAGCTCAGCATTTCTGCCACTCGCAGTGTGATGGTCACAGCCAACTCACTTAGTAGGTCTGATGTGTTTTGTGATGTCATATGATATTGTAGTAGATCACATGGAGGGGGTGTCAATACAAACTAGGTGATATATTTTTAAGGAATAGATTCAAAAAACAGAGAAGTCAGTGATAATTACTTTGCGGTTCACGAGTCTCGACCACTCTAACCGCTCTAAACGCTTTTGAGGAGCATTCAGCTATGACTAAATTTCTTTGCGATAATCCCATACCATTCTATGTATATAAGGTAACTCTCAGACCAACTGGTCAGTATTATTTTGGTTTCCGTAAAAGGCATGTTACCGAAAAAAGATTACCAGAAAATGACTTGTGGTTGCATTATTTTACTTCATCAAACGAGATAGCTGAACTGCTCAAAGGTTACTCAGCAAATCAATTTGATGCTCAGATAGTTCACAAAGGCTTTGATCTAGATGGTTGTTTCTGGATTGAGCAAGAATTGATAAAACAACATTTTGATGACTCTCTCTTGCTCAATAAAACTTATCACGATAAGGAGTTGGGACATAGAGTTTTTATCAGTGCTCAAGAGCAATGTACCTTCTGTCAAAAAACAGTTGACCGAGGGAATATTGACAGACACCAAAAGAGCTGTAGGTCAAACCCAGATAGAGTAACACAAAAACGTCCTAGGTTCTCTTGTGCGTTTTGTGGTGTTACAAGAATTCCTGGCTCCATTATTGCTCATGAGAGATCATGCTCTAAAAATCCCAATGCAGTGAGAGTCAAAAATAAATCTGCTGGCTCAGACACTTGCACCTATTGCAAGTTGTCATTCAACCTTATAGGGTTACCTAAACATGAGAGAACATGTGATCAAAACTTAGAGACGCAGAAAACCGTCACAGAGTGTCCTTATTGCCACAAATCTATTCGGGCTAAAACAAGATCCATGCATGTTGCAAAATGTGCATCAAAAATAAGAGTGGCGGGATCAAAACAGCACAAATTATCTTGTGAATTTTGTCAAAAAAAATGATAGGATCTTGCGCCACCGACCGACATCGCAAAAGTTGCGATCTGAACCCCATGAGAAAAATTACTTCAGTTGAAAAAACGGAATGTAGATTTTGCAACCAAATTATCAGCAGAACTATGATCAAACGTCATATGAGAGCATGTGATGCAAATCCGGAAGCTATCAAGGGCCAATCTAAAAGAGGTAGATGTGAGAAATGCCAAAACGACTTTGGTATGCATGTGCTAGCCAGGCACACCAAAGCTTGTCAGACATAAGAGGGAAGTAGGATCACACTGCTCCTACTTCCGTGACACCCACATCTCTCTCATATCGTACCCAAGTGCCAAAGTCTGGCAGAATTTTCTTGTTGTAAGGATTGTTTACTACCCAAATAACCTGATCACAGTAGTCTCGCGGACCGTGATCATCGCACTCAAGATCGGTAAACACAATCAGCAGCTTGGGCTGAATGTCGTGTTTCTTGTAGAAATTCCAGAATGAATTAAAATCTGTGCCGCCGCCACCCTTGGGCTCATAATCCAACAGCTCATCAACATTTTCACTGTTGAATACCTGCCGGTTGTAGAGTCGGGTATCAAAGGTGCTCACGCCAATTGTGAAATTATTGTACTGCTGGGTAATGCCATGAATCTCACTGAGAAAGTCACGAGCCATTTCTTTGCTGATGCTGCCACTCTGGTCAATGGTGATTTCCACATCAATTGTGTCCTCTTTGATAAGGCTGGGGAAGATCACATCTGATCCCATGTGACGGCGATTGGGCTTGTGCCAGGCATAGTCAGCCGTGAGCTGGCTCTGGATGCTCTGCAGGATGTAATCACGCCAGTTGATCTTGGCTTCCACCAGCATGTCCACCATGCGTGCAATGCCAGCAGGCAGCTTGCCCTGGCTTTGCGCTGCCTGTGCAGCCTGCAACACCTTGTTCTTGAGCTCTTCTCGGATCTTCTTGAGATCCTCATCGCTCACCTGCACAGGAATGCCCTTGCCGTTAGGTCCCTGCATCTGCTTCTTGCCTTCACCGTCCTGGCCATCCTTGCCCAGCTCAAGGTGAACGTCCAGGGTCATCTGCTTGGTGACCTTGCGCTTTTGCAGATCATCATACACAGCCTCGCTGGTCCAGCCTTCATAACGCTTGTCATACAAGCCCACACGCTGGCTGGTGTTGCCTTCACCATCCTTGACAGGCACAGGACGAGTGGGCATGGCGCCAATCTTCTCATTCTGTAGCATGGCATTGATCACATAGTCACCAGCCATGTTCCAGTAGCCTGGATCCCTGTGCCCTCTACGCCCTAAGTGGTCATACACCACGTGCATGACTTCATGTGCCAACACAAAGATCACTTCATCTAGGGTCAAACCTTCAAAAAACTTGCGATTCCAGTAGATGTAGCGGCCATCCACAGCAGCAGTAGGGCACCAGTCGTCTGCCTCTACAAGAGGCATCTGCATTATAAGTGAACCGAAAAATGGTTGATTGAAGAGCAAGGATAGTCGTGCCTTCTTGATCTTGGTTACGACGTCTTGGTTGGTGCTCATAATTCTCTCCTATACATGACTTCATATTAACAACAATATATCTTGTGTCAAGGTTGAAATTTAGGTCAGTATGCATAAATAATTAAGATGCACGAGGAATATGACCATGTTAGATCAAATTAAACAGATAGCTGATACTATGTCCCCTTATGTGTGGGGCCAGGTCATCAAGAGTAAAAAGCATTGTGGATTATATGAGTGGCTGTTAAGTGCCACTCATCATCTCCCATCAGACACGACTGTTAGAGAGCGGGTATATGTGGTGTTAACCCCCACTGATCCACCATATTGTGATATGGGAAAAAAACGCAGGTTTGATGACAAAAAAGGATCATATGCCTTTTGTGGCAGAATTAATATTTGTGAGTGTTATCAAAACCATCACAAAGAAACATATGTGCCCCTATCTCCGGTAACCATGCAATCTATTCTCAAAAAAAGAGAAGTTACTTGGCAAGACAAGTATGGTGTTAGTAATCCTAGTAAAGTGGATGCTGTCAAACAAAAGCGCAAGGACACCTTTGCCCAAACAAATAAGGAAGAATTATGGAAGACGGTTAGTGAGAATAAAACAACAACTGGTTATCACGAAGTATTAGCACGAGTAGGTCATCTTGTCATACCTAAATTCACTGTAAATGAGTATCAAGGCAGCTCTCGTAAAAATAGATATTTGTGGGAGTGCGTATCATGTGCCCATGAATTTACGGATCACGTGGATTATGGTAGATATCCTAAATGTGTTAAGTGCTATCCTAATCAAGCTAGTAAGGTGGAAAGAGAACTTCTGGAATTTGTTGAATCGTTGGGAGTTAAGGCCTATCCCAAAAGCAGAGAAGTTCTCAAAGATTTAGAGTATGACATATGGATTCCTGAAAAGAGGATAGCTATTGAATACAATGGAGTTTATTGGCATAGCGATCTATGGAAAGATCCTAATTATCATTACGTTAAATTCAAACGCAGTAGAGATCAAGGAGTAAAATTGATCCAGATCTTTGAGGATGAATATAACCGTACCCCAGACATAATTAAGGGTAGACTATTAGCTATCCTAGGTATGTCCTCTAAAATCCCTGCCAGGAAGTGCAATACTACTGTTCTGAGTGCATCAGAATACAGGCAGTTTGTGGAAAAACACCACTTGCAAGGTTATGCTCCTGCATCTATAAAATTAGGATTAACCTATGAAGGAAGATTAGTGGCTGTCATGAGCTTCTCAACATCTAGATATACTGATGAGGGTTATGAAATGATCAGATATTGTTCTGAAGGTAATGTGGTGGGAGGAGCTAGCAAGCTGTTCACGTTGTTCACAAAAATGCATAATCCACAAAAGGTGATCAGTTATGCAAACAGGTGCTGGAGTGATGGTGGTTTATACACAAAGCTGGGATTTATCAATGTGACTAGAGAAGATAATAATGTGGGATACTGGTATGTGAAAGGCTCAACCAGATATCACAGATCCACATTTACTAAAAAACGTTTGATAGAGTTGGGATTTGATCAAACAAAAACGGAAAGTGAGATCATGAATGAGCAAGGATTCCTTAAAATTTATGATGCAGGTAATTATGCATTTGAATGGACCCCATCATCTACACCATAAAGTGAACTACTGTTGGCTTAAAAGCCAACAGACTTCCGCTCGAAAGTTAAAGAGGGTGGCAGGTAAAACTGCCACCCTTCCCACATCAGCCAGTCATGCTGGGCAGCAACTGACTATACTTGGTGACGAATGCACGCCAGTTCTTGAGGTTGTTGGGGCGAACTGGATGGTCTCGCGTGTTCATCATGAATCCTCGCACTGCCATCACCACCATCTCATCCTCGAAGTTGTCCATGACAAACTTGAGGAAATTGTCAGTGTGTGAAAACACAACATCGTGGCTGTTCTTGTCACCACGCTTTTGTGCAGCAAAAGCCTTGGTATTGTCATCAGTGAGCTCATACACAAGGCTGGTGCTGAGAGCATACATGATGTCAATTTGCTTGACATTCAGCTTGGTGATGGTGCCATCCAGGATGTCACGTGCTCGAGGCAGGTTGCTGGCCTGCTTGCGATAGGTTATGAACTTGATGGCTGGACCTTCACCCACAGTGCCCTTGATCATGTCACCCAGGATATCCACGGGCAGATCAGTGTCTGCAAGGCTGCCATCTGCCTGACGCTCGTAGATCAGGTCGCTCACAAAACTCCAGCTACGCGGAGTAGCAAAAGCATAGCTGTCACGGCGCGGATCAAAGTCAAACAGGTCGTTGGGCTGGAAGGTCAGGTAACCCACAACGTCCTTGTGGATGCGGTTCTTCATGGCCCATTCCTGCCAGTCGTCAAAGTCCGTATGCAGAGTGGTGTGGATGAAACGGTTGGCCAGCGGGGTGGGCATGTTGTAGGCAACGCCCTTGTCCTTGACTCGGTTGCCAGCAGCCACAATCACCACATCCTCTGGCAGCTGATAGGTGCCGATCTTGCGGTTGAGGATGATCTGGTAGGTGGCAGCCTGCACTGACGGAGGGGCGGCGCTCATCTCATCAAAAAACACAAGGGCGCGGCTGTTGGGATCAGTGGGCAGATCGCTGGGGTTGCTCCACTTGAAGATCTTTTCAGTGAGCGGAACATTCTGCTCGTTGAACACAATGTTGCCTTGTGCATCACGAATAGTGACTTCTGCAAGATGCGGAAGACCACGAATGTCTGTGGCTTCCAGCAAGGGCAGTCGAATGTCAATCAGCGGACGGTTCTGCATGCGAGCAACTTCTGCCACGATGTCGCTCTTGCCAATGCCAGGCGGACCGCTGATGAACAAAGGCCTTCTCCGTGCCGTTGCGTGAACAATCATGCTCTTGAGCCGATTTGGGCCCACTGATGTAATAGTGGTAACTTTTTCTTTGGCGCTCATTTAGCCGCTCCTTGTTGAAACAATATGTGTAATATACGGCATCAGCCTATTACGTCAAGGAATAATTAGAATGTTTTCAACCAACTGGCAAGATCATTTCCCACCATTTGCATTTCAAAAGCAACTTCACTGTGAAACACCTGGAAATTTTTGTTGTCCCAATAATAGGGAGCAGGAATTTTTTGTTGGAATTTCAATAACACATGGCCCTGGTTGATCAAACTGCTCCAATTGTCCGGAAGAGGACATGACCAAAATTGAAACAGCTTTTTCATCACTGTAAATCCCAGATTGGTGAGTCTCAGGCTAGAGTGATGTGCGGTGTAGTTGTAGAACAGCAGTTTGCAAACAGCATCTTTGTTGCTGACATCCACACTACCAAAATCCCACTGATGGGGATTGGTTTGTAGTATGGCTTGTATTTCCAGGAAGATCACATCATGAACAGCAGTCACTTGCTGATTTTAGGCACCTTTTGAGCAGGAGTCATTTCATACACTTCAAATTTGTCAGTTTTGAACAATTTGTTGAGTTTTTCAGCAAGATTGAGTGCATGTCCAGGACTTTCTGGAAAGCAGGTTCTGCGATATTTGGGAGTTTGATCACTGAGCAGGCTGTGAACAGCCTTGAGGCTGATGGGGCGGCCGTCAAAGCACACACTGTAAATGGCTTTGACGGCCAGCACTTGTTCGCTGATGTATGTTTTCTGGTTGGTGTTGGTGAGTAATACTTTGGGTTTGGGTCTGCTCATGATATGCCTCTATTATCTGCACTATTTAAGAATACACATGCAGATAATATATCAACACATCAGCTAGGCTTGCTGTAAGTTTACAACCACCTGCTGAAAAATACTGGCTTTTTGTTCCAGGCTCCAGTTGCATTTTTGATAGTGTGTGACCACGTGCTGGTAACAATGGGACAGCCAATGGCTGTCCCAGAATCTCAATTTGGCATGAGATTTAATTAGATGCTCATTGAGTGCATGAATAACTGGGTCCCAGGTGTGGTGGTCCCAGTATTTGTTGTAGACTTTGGCGTCCAACATAAACCAAAACCAAAGCATCACAAAGGCATCCTTGGGCAAAATCCAATCCGCAACTGCCACCAAGGGCATCTGATCCTGATTGATGTTTACCCAGCCAGCAATGGCTGTTTCACTCATTTTGCTCATGGTGAGCAGATCTTGGCAGTCTAATACTGTGCGGTCCATTGATATTCTCCTCGGGCGATCAAATCCACGGCTTCCAACAACAATTGATCATCTATTTTGAATCCCTGCGCATGATGTTTTGCTAATCTCAGCGCCAGATTTTGCAATTGTTCAGCGTTGTTGATTTGTATCTGGTTGTTGTGGCCATCTTGCACAGCTGACTTGAGAGCCCATACCTGATCAGCACTGGCAGCAAAACAACTGATGGTAAAGTCAAAGTCCCGCCACAACTCCAAGATTGTATTGCTGTAACGCACTTTGATCAATTGCAAAGCCACACTGTGATGTTCCTGATCCTTACCCTCACTCCATTGTAACTCGAGAGTGGTGGCATTATCAGTGTCTATGACAACATCAATCCAACGATACTTGGCGTTGGGCTTGGAGGGTTTCTGAGCAGCATCCTGTAATAGATGAAGTGTAGAGAAAACGGTTTGGTGCTCAGTTATAGATTCCTCATCCACCAGCGTCCAGCATTCATGTAACTTTTTGTACCACATGCGTCTGCTGAGATCATCAGAAAAAAACACATCAATATCCCCCACGCGCCAGTCTTGATTTATCCACAATCTCCTGGCACTGCCTCCTGCAATCCAGGGGCCTGTTACCAGATCAATAGGGGGGAGATGATTCAACACATAAGCCCAATTGGCATTATCAATTGGTTTCTTTTCAATTTGCATGACTAGAATGTTCCTCCTGATACATTGATGTTGGTGGTAGTGTTGTCAGCCAGGCTGAGCAATTTGTCCTGCAACTGCATTATGCGGGTTGTGAGCTCCCGTTCCTGATTGAGCATCAGGGCCAAACTCATAGCAAGTGCTTCAGCATCCTGGATGCTGATTTTCACTTCTTTGCTGTTGTAGTCTCTAGCTGTTTTGGTGAGTTTGAGAAACTTGTCCACAGCCGTGGTGTTCCAACTGTTTGTGTTCATTTTTGTTTGTTGAGTTCGTTGTTTTTCTTGGCCAGAATTGTGTTCATTTCCAGTTTGGTTTGGAAGGGACCCACATGTTCGTATTCATCCAGGGTTTGCAGTTTGGGGCAAAAACTGCCCTGCCAGGCAAGGAATTTCAGTCCCCAGTAACCAGCCGCAAACCTCACGGAACTGGTGGCCTGCTTGCTATAACTGATCACAGGTTCTCGTTGGATGTTTTGAGGATCTGGATGTTTGATGGGCAGATGATCAATTTCACAAACAGTTTTTTCTGCTTCTGCAGACTTCACAACAAAAGTTACACTCCAGCCCTGACTGGTTTGCAACTGATCTAGGTTTGCAAATTCTTGACTGTTGCCTGATGCCAACAGTTTGTAGACATCATTTGAGTAGCTGAGGATCCCCAGCCTTCCCTGTGGATCTGTTAGAATCCAGCTTTGATCGGTTAGGGGCTGAGCTTGTATTTTTCTCAGACTTAACAATTTTCAAACTCCTGCGGTTGATACGTGCTTGACGCTCTGTTGTCCAGCTTTGCATTAATTTTGCAACATCACGCAGCATATGCCAATCTGGCAGTTGAGCATGTTTTGATTTATCAGATGCCAGAGCCCTTGCAAGTTGTTTGCCCCACACATTGAAACTGGTGTCATAGTCATCAATGTTGTAGGTGAATTCATGCTCCATGACGGTGACGGTGACATCCACTCGCACATTCAACCAGATACTGTGAACCTGTGGGATCAGATGCTGTTGCCAATCATAGGCTGTGGGCTGAATACAAACAAGCCCAGGATGCTTGCGTTGGATGGCATCCCAGGCTTGATATATCAGTGAGTGTGGTTGATAGGGCATGGCTGTTTTGAGCCACCAACCTGGGCCAGGGTGGTCACCCTTTTGATAGTGGGTGACTTCTGGAGGCACGCTGTTTTCCAACAAAGGCCAAATGCCGTCAAAATCCATCAACTATTTACGCAAACAGCCTTGATAGCCTTTGCTGATGCAGGCACTGTAATCTGACACATGCTGTTCAATTCTCACCAAGCCCCAACTGTTGGCAAACTTGATGAGGTTCACGCCCACCTGAGTATGCAAGGGTATGTTCACAGCTTCCTGGATGGTTTGATCAAACAATTGCCTGAGTTCCTGGGGCTGAGCATACAGGTCAATCAAACTCTTGTTGCGCAGATAGGCATCTCTCACTCGGATTTCATGACCCATGTGATCAGTCCATTTGCTGAGCATGAGATTGTTCCAGGCAAATCCCTGATCATGACGATTTTCAAAAGCTTCCTGCAACTTCTTCTTGCGCACACCAGGATAGGCACTCATGACATTGTCACTGTCATCCCCACGCATGCACTTTTCAAACAGTAGCCACTCAGGGTTGGGAACACCCAACAGCTCACCTTTTTTGTTCACACCAGCATTGCCGTCTTTGTCCCAAACGCCAGTGCTGGTGTAGAGCAACCCAGCAATGCCATTGTAGATTCTCACGTTGGGGGCCAATAGCTGCAAAAAGTCGCTGTCTGTGCTGATGATCACATGATCATCCTCGGGATGCAGTGCAATAAACCTGGCAATCATGTCATCAGCTTCAGCTTGTGGATTGCGCAACACTGTGGCATTGGTTTTGTCACGTAGGAATGTGATGAGATCATTCAGAGCATCAAAAAACAAAGTATCATCTTCCACTTCCTGTGGAGTTCTGGCTGCGGCTGTTTCTCGGCGATTGGCTTTGTAGGGCTGATAGAAGTCCTTGCGCCAACTGCGTCCTTCCAATGCAAACACTGTGTGAGTTGCATCAAACTGTTTCCAAACCTGCTTGATGCTGTTGAACAGGATGTGAATGGCCATACCAATAGTGGCGTTCATATCTGGTGCACGCATGCCATATCTTACACGAAAACCTAAATTGTATGTATCAACAATTACAAAAGTATGT